TGTAAAGTTGTCAGAAGTTAACTGTGGATGAAGTACAATCAGAAAGATTAGTTGAGATAGAAAGAGAAAAAGACATCGATCTCAAGTTCCGCCTTTACAAGAAACTCAAAGGGGAAACCATCGATTTAGCCCGCGTAGACCCAAAAGTCTTCATTGATTTCGTTTTTAATTACGTAAGCACCCCAATGCACAATGAGTGGCAGGATTTCATGACTAACATGAATCATGGCCAAATCCTCGCTCCTAGAGATCATGGTAAGTCAGAACAGTTGACTGTGGGGAGAGTGTGCTGGGAAATTGGGAAAAACCCCAATATGCGTATCAAAATTTGTACGGAGTCTGATGATCTTGCGGGTAAATTTATTCCAAGAATTGCAGCCACTTTAACTAAAAATGAGCGTTATAAGGAAGTGTTTCCAGACATTAGGCCATCAGATATTGGAGGTTGGACTAAGTTTCAATTAACAGTAAATAGACAAGAACATCATAAAGACCCTTCAATTGAGGGTGCTGGTATAATGACGTCTAGTACAGGAGGACGTGCTGATCTTATAATATTTGATGATATAGCAGGATTGAGAAATACTTTACATTTTCCAAGGATGCGTGAACAGGTTAAAGAAGCGTTTTATTCCAATTGGTTAAACTTCCTTCATGGACCAGAAGCAAAATGGTTTTTAATAGGTACTCCATGGCATGTGTTAGATATCATTTGGGAAATTAAGAACAATGACGCTATACCAAAAGCACCGATCCGAGCAGTAGACAACGATTTTAACTCACCTTGGCCGGAACACTGTCCTAGAGACTATCTAAAAGATCGATTGAAGATTTTAAGACGACGTCATTACAATCGAGCTTACCGTTTAATTCCAATATCCGACGAAGAAGCATGGATAAACCCAGGCGCAGTTGATTCTTGTATCGATCGAAACCTAAAAGTATTCGACGTCATCAAGAATACAGAGATCGTTAAGTTTACAGGTATTGATTGTGGCCATCGAGAAGGTCCTAATGCCTCACCATCAGTAATTTACACCATCGGTCGTACACCTGACGGTAAACGAATTCCATGTGACATACGTATTAGTACAGAAAGTTCGATTCTAGAATTAGGTCGTGTTATAATAGATGTATATAATACCCTAAAGCCCGCGAAGATTTTTTGTGAAAACAACGGGGCACAGAAGTATTTGGTAGACTTGATAACTTCTATAGGGCCAACGGGATTACCAATAGAGGGTTACTTTACAGGTAGCCAAAAAATAAATATAGAGACGGGAGTGCCGTCTCTGTTAGCAGAAATTGAATCGGGAGCGTGGGTAATACCGTTAGGTAGTGGCGGTGGTCATGATGAAACGTGTAAATGTGCATATTGTATATGGATGATGCAGGTAAAAGATTTTCCTCTTGGTCCCCAGGATGCTTTAATGGCATCTTGGTTAGCTTTAGAAGCGTTACGTAAGGTAATGGAAAGGGCTAGTAAGCAGGGTGGTTTTTCGATATGGAAGTGGTAACTTTAGAAGACTTTATAAGGGAACGTGCCCCAGAAGGTACTTCTGAGGAAGTTATTGGGAAGATAACAGAGGTATTGTTTACTAAATTTCATAGGGTTAGAGCCCGTAGGTTTAAAACCCGTAGGGTTAAAACCCGTAGGGTTAGAACCCGTAGAGTCACAGTTCGTAGGGTTAAGTTTCCCCCTAGAGTTAAGGTTCGAACGGTCAAAATTGTTAGGGTTAAAGTTAATAGAGTTAGAGTCCCCAGATTTAAAATTCGTAGGGTTGAGGTTAACCCAATTAGAATTCGTAGAGTTAAGTTTGAGCCAATTCGTTTTCGTGAACCCAGAAAAATATCTTTGAGGGAGCGTGGTATATAGTGGATGGAGTTGGTATTGAAAAAGGATTGGGTACATTTACTGCAAAGTTACTTAGCCAACTTGGTTTAGCTGCTAAAAAGTTTGGAGGTTTTATTGGTCGCAGATTGCAATCTTTTAAAGGACAGGATGGTTTTTGGGTATCGTCTAAAGGTAGACGTTTCTTTGCTGGAATAAGAGATTCAGCAGCTTCAAAGATTAAAGGAGCTTCGGCAAGTGGTAAACGAATTGGTAATCGGGCCACTGAAATAGGTGTAAAGATTTCTGAGACAGCACAAAGAACAAAAGCGGGAGTTAGGGCAGGTGGAAAACTAGCTAGGGGAGCGGGTATAGTTGGAGCAACAGAGGCAAAGATTAGAATAGCTAGAATAGCCAGGAGGCCACAGATTGCTCGGGTTGCTAACAGACAAGATCGTATAGCGAATGCAAAAATTAGGATAGCAAGGATAATTTCAGCTCCTCCAAAGAAGAAAGGTCTTAAGGATAAGATAACGGGAGTGGTTGTAGGTGCTTCAGAAGTAGCACAAAGGACAAAAGCAAAAGCACAAGCGGCAAAAATAATTGGAACAACAGAGGTAAAGATTAGAGTAACTAGGATTAAACGGCGCCTTAAGAGGGCAGGATTTATAAAGTCATTGGAAAGTTCAAATAAACAGGAGGAAAGTAATATGGAAATGGAAAAACTTGTACACCTTATACGTCGAAGGAAAAAGAAGAAAGATGTGGAAAAGCGTATGGGGGGTCGAAAAGGGAGAAGGTTAAGGAAAGATGGAGAAGTGATAACTTTGGAAACTTTTATAATGGAAAGGCTTCCAGCGAATCTTTCTGAAGAGGTAGCTGAGCAGATTGTCAAGGGGATTGCAGATAAAGCTGTAAAGGCTGCTCTGAAGGCAGGAAGGGCACTTCAAACCAAGGGTGGAGAGAAAGGTTTCTTCTTCACTAGAGGAGGCCAGAAGATCTTCGCAGCAGTTAAAGGTAAACTAAAAGGTGCTGCAACCCGTAAGGGAGATATAACTGGACAAGTAAAACGTAGAGCAGCGATACGGGGGGCAAAGAAAAAGGTACGTGGAGCAGCTGCAACAGTAGTTGCAGCAGGTAGGAAAGCGGGTAGAAGAGCAGCAGAATCACCTGTTGTAGCTGGTGTAGCTATTGGTGGTGGAACTGGAGCAGCAATAAGAGCTGGTGTAGCTAGAGCTAGAGGTAGAAAATTTACAGATGCTCCTTTTGGTAAGAAAAAGAAAAAGAAATAAAGAGGTGAAATAATGGAATTTATAACTTTAGAGGATTATATTTTAGAAGTTGCACCATTAGATGTTACTGAAGAGACTATTGCAACCATCAACAAGGGGATTGCAGATAAAGCTGTAAAGGCTGCTCTGAAGGCAGGAAGGGCACTTCAAACCAAGGGTGGAGAGAAAGGTTTCTTCTTCACTAGAGGAGGCCAGAAGATCTTTGCAGCAGTCAAAGGTAAACTAAAAGGTGGTGCAAAACGTCCAGGTGATATAACAGCAAGAGTAAAACGTAGAGTATTAGTACGGGGAGCAAAGAAAAAGGTACGTGGAGCAGCAGCAGCTGCAGTTACAGGTGCTAAAGAAGGAGTAGCCGGTATTGCATCTGATCCAATAGCATCCGGTGCAGTTATTGGTGTCGGAACTGGAGCAGCAATAAGAGCTGGTGTAGCTAGAGCTAGAGGTAGAAAATTTACAGATGCTCCTTTTGGTAAGAAAAAGAAAAAGAAATAAAGAGGCGGTGAAAAAGAAATAATGGAATTTATAACTTTAGAAGATTATATTTTAGAAGTTGCACCATTAGATGTTACTGAAAAGACTATTGTGGATATTAACAAGGGGATTGCAGATAAGGCTGTAAAGGCTGCTTTGAAAGCGGGAAGAGCACTCCAAACTAAAGGTGGCCAGAAAGGTTTTTTCTTTACCAGAGGAGGCCAGAAGATCTTCGCAGCAGTTAAAGGTAAAGTTAAGGATGTAGCTTCTAAAATTGCTGGTAAAGTAAAGGAACCGTTTAAGGGTTCAAAAGCTCGTTTTAAAGAAGCGCAAGCCGCATCAAAAAAGGCGAGGGGGGCTAAAAGGGAAGGTATAGCTGCAGCAGCAGCCGCTAAGACAAAAGGGGCGCGGGATAGGGCTAAGGAGTTTGGTTTTACAGATGAAGATATTGATGCCCTGCAATCTAAATTTGGGCGTCGCATTAGAGCAGCTAAAAGAAGACGTGAGGGGGCAAAGATAGCTGTAGCTGGTGGCGGAGCCGTAGCTGCTTTTTCAGCTGTTGCCATTCGAAGAGCAAAAAGACGTAAAGAGAAAGCGGCAGCAGGTGGTCGGGCATTACGCCCACTTTCAGCAGCAGCGCGAAAAAAACGTAGGCTTCGTCCTGGACAAACAGATGTTTCTAGATAAAGAGGAAGAGAAAGAAATAGGATAAAAAATGCCTTTATATGACGAACGAGGAAATATTATTAGTGAGGCAGGGCCTAATTTAGATGAAGTACGTAGAAGTTTTGCTATTGAGAAGTCTAGACATGGGGGTTCGGCGAATACTGCTCAATGGCCATTCTTTGCTGTACATCCTAATAGTTTAGGACGCCTTACTTTTAAACTCCTACGAAACATTTACGAGGTTTCTTCTTCAATTAGACCTGCAGTAGATGGTATCAGTAGAAGTGTTGCCCATTTACCCTGGAGTATCCTTCACCGGGATAGACAATACCACCCACCTGAAGAAACTAAAAAACTCATGAAGTTTTTCAGGAAACCTAACTTTGATGGGGATTCACTCGCTATTATACTTGCCAGATTCATCAATGATTTGTTAGTTGTTGGTAAGGGAGTAATTGAGAAAGTCCGAAATCCACTGGGCCAGATCATTGAAATTGTTGCCAGGGATGCTGCACTTTTTAAACCTATATATGATCCTCTTGGTAACATCGTGGGTTATCAAGAATTCCATAGAGATACTTTTAAACCCAAATTTATTCATCCTAAGATGAACATAATCTTTAGGTATTTTACACCGACATCATATACACTGGGTGGAGTTCCAATTATTGAAACAGTTGTTAATGAAGTTGCTTTGATGATGCTGTCTGTAAAAGCAATTGGATGGGCATTTACTCATGATGAGATTCCTCCTGGTGTTTTACATCTTGGTGAAATTAGTGATGTAGCTTTACAAAGGGCAAAGTCTAGTTTTGAAGCTGGACGGGGTCTTGTTGGAGGAGATACAGGAAAGATAAGGGTTGTAGATAATGTTGATAAAGTTGATTGGGTACAGTTTACTAGACCTTTTAGGGAGATGCAGGTTGCTGAATTGATGCCAATTATTGAACGTATTATAGCTCGGAACTTTGGATTAGCTCCTGTTGAATCTAATTTAGCTTCTACAGGACGAGATGCTGATGTTTCTATTAGGGCTTCACAATCAAAGTTAATCATTCCACTAAGTGATATGATAGCGGATGCGTTAACTCGTGGGTTAATAGATGAAAGTGATGATGATATAGAGTTCCGTTTTGTGAGAATTCCTCAAGAGAAAGCTATAGAACAAGCTCAAAGTAATACTCTTTTAACACGGGGAGGTTTAATCACTCCCAATGAAGCTCGATTTGGTATGGGATTTCCACCTAAGAAGGGTGGAGATAAACGATATGTATTATTGGGTAATGAATTAGTTCCAATAGATGAAGAGACAGGGTTACCGCAGTATCGTAATCCTGTAGTAGGCATACCACCTTCAAGTCAACGTGGAGCATTACCCGCTCCGGGAGGTCCTCCAGGTTCAGCACCATTACCACCACCTGGGGTTAAACCAGAACCTCCAGCTACTACAACTCCTTCTTCTCGGGCGCCAGTACCACCTAAGACTAAAGAAAAACCAGAAGAAGAGAACAATAACAGCAATAACAACACTGCTCGTAACCGGCGTCGTCGGCGAATCCGGAAGGCATTTGAATTATCTGGAAAAGAAAACATTCTGGATGATGAAGTCCTTGAAGATTTGGAATTAAACGAAGATGATTTTGAAGAAATTTTTGATTTAGAAAATGAAGAATTGAACAAAGCCTTACGTGAGGAATTTGAGAAATGGTAATAGATGGCGCCGGCTTAGGTTAATATGGATGTATATGTTGAGAAAAGAAGAGTTGATGAACCGCTTCCACCTGAGATACTTCCTCATCTTGTAAAACCCAAGAAACCACTACCCCTACCATTTGAAATTACAGTAGAACCAGATAAACGGGAAATCTCCCCTTCTATTATCCCCGAATCCGAAAGGCCTTTTTATGATCGGATTCAGGCTTTAAGACCTAAATTCCATAAACAATTACTTCGGGTTTGGAATGAATTTAAAAAGGATTTCCTAAAAACTATCCCAATTGAAAAAGTCTTTACACCAATACAAACCAATGCTGCTGATAAGATGCTTAAAGACATGGAACGTATAGCAAATATTGGTTTTTCGCAAGGTGTTAGTCTTGGTAATGAATATTTCGAAGATCAATTTGGAGTCAGGGGAATTAGTGCCAGCCAACAGAGAAGAGTTGTTCAAAGACATTTAAGGACATTCCGAACTAAAAGTAAAGCTTTATTTGTAGATGATGTTGAACTGTTACTCGGACAGGCTCCAACTGATCAGTCTGAATCTATATTAAGTGGTTTTGATAGATTTTTACTTGGATATGCAAACGTGGGCGCAGCTCTCGCCTATGATATATTTGCCCGTAATATAGATTTGCTTAACAAAGCTGTGGATAGGCTTTTTAGTATTGCTGGTAAAGATGTACCCCGTGATGCAGTTAAAGTTAGGTGGGTAATGCTCGAGACTGCAGTTCATTCGCCTGATTGTAATACATTGTCATTTGGTAAAGATGGATCTGGGTTCTGGGATGCAAGGGAATTATATGAACAAGGTATGTTGCCTCAATCATCTAACCTTGATTGCGGTGGTAATTGTAGATGCCACTTATCACCACACGTTGGAGAAAAACGAGAAGGAGTAAAATGGTTAGAGAAAATCACTACAGTAGAGCGGAGTAGGAATACCCTTTCTGCAATTACAGACATAGATTCAGATGAATTATCTGAATTGTTTGATAAAAAGAACTTTGACATACCGAGGGTTATTAGAAACTTAATTATCGGTACGATTGGATTTAGAAGAAGGACATTTTGGAATAAACTTCCTGATAGAGGAGTCCAAGTTACTATAATTCAAAATGCTCCTGAATTTAACATTGTAGGCCAAACTGGTATGTCTATTCGTGCCGGTGTTTTCAGTCCTTCAGGTCCTATTAAGTTACAGATTTCATTACCTAGTGGGGTTAGATTAGAGACGTTAAATGCAACTCAAAAACGACAAATCAGAGAAAAAATGGCTCATGAACTAGGCCATACTTTTATGTCTTTTGATGAACGAACCCGGTTGGTAGGTACCTTGCACAATGTGAGAGCAGCTGATGAAATATTTGACGCCGCTAGACAACAACGTGCAATTTCCTTATTGGGATTACAACAACAGTTTAATAGAATTATAGCCATTATACCTCCAGGTAAATTAACTGCACTGCAGAAAAAAGATGTAGCAATTATGAGGCAACTCATAAATGACCCTGATGAATTTGTTACTAAATTATTTGATGCAGTGTTAGCAGGAAAGAAGTTTGGTCGGGTTGATGCAGAACAGGTACACCGCCTCTTTGATAGAGCTATTACTCAATATGCAACAAGCGCTAATATTGTAAGGGGTTATCAATTATATAGGGTTGATGAATACTTTGCTGAGTGGTTTTCAATCCTTCTGACTAATCCAGAAAAAGCTGCCTTTTTGAATCCTCGTTTAAATAGGGTTATGGCTAAGCATTTTCCCGATATGTTTGAAAGAACAGCTGCAAAACGTGCAAGGACATTATTACCAAATTCAATTGTAAGTGGTTTCAGAACTGATTTACCTCATCCAACTGGATTTACTCCTTTAGGTCCTAACTTAGAATCCTTAGCAGTTACAACACGTAATGTGACATCTGGATCCAAAAGGCTTACAACAGCCGTAGCTCGTGATGAAGTCAAGACAATAATTGAAGCTACACCCGGACTACACCGTTCAGAATTTTTTGAAAAATTGGATCTTGTATTTTTAGATAAATTCCAAGTAGCAAGGGAATCTGGTTCCCGTACCCATTTAGCATTTTTTAAAGATAACAAATTTTTTATTAATTATGATAAATGGTTGCAATTGTCCACTGAAGGAAAGACTAACGTGTTGGTGGATGTGATTGGTAGAAATATTTGGGCAACCCAACCGTCATCTAGGCAGACAATAAGGCAAACATATGCTACATATGTTGGGGGTACCTTAAAAGCCTTAGATGATAAAGCTAATATACAATTTGCACGGGGAGCACCCAGATTATTAGATCTTAAAACACTCGTGACCGGTGTGGATGAACTTGGTAGACCAGTAACCCGCACCGTAGCAGGTGAAACAATAAAAATAGGTCGTAATATAGACTTTTGGGTAAGGAATTTTGATAACTTTGAACCGACACTCAGAGGAATAACTGACCTACCAATTATTAATATTGAAAGTTTGCGTAATCCACAAGCATTTTGGCTTGAATGGTTTAAACTGTTTATAATCCATCCTGGATATTCTAAAGTATATGAACCGATATTAAGAAATGTATTTCTTGATTTTATTAATACTAATAGCCCTATTCGTAAGGACATTAGAAGTGTATTTGGTAGAACTCTTCAAAAACAATTACTCTTTGAAAAAGGTATCTTTGCCAATGTTGTTAGGATACTTCAAACTTTCAAGGGTGCTGTAGGTAGATGGGTTACCACAAGATTTGGTAGGAAAGTTTTTATTAAAGATCCCAAGTTCAAAGGTGCAAATGATGCAGTAGATAAGTTTTTTGGGGTCAATAAAGCACCTGGACTTGTATCAGATAGTTTACCATCTTTTCGACAACTACGTATTAATAAAAAAGTTAATCTTGCAACTGCAAGTCTGTTGTCAGAAGGAAATCCAATGCGTACTTTTTTACAAAAGACTGGTGGAAATACAATTGAAAGAGCTTGGGGAAGTGGTGATCTTGCTATGATGGGAACTATTAGGATGGGGGTACGTAAAAACTTTGGGGGTGGAGTGTTTGATTTTGTACCTAAGAAATCTCCCCGTAGTTCTACTAAATTCTTTGGTGAATTAACTCCAGCAGAAATAAAACTACGGGCGGTGGATATTGCCGCTGATATGCGTGAAAATTTTGGAATTAAGGGATTAATAGGTTCTCATGTTGAGGAGTTTGGTGAAAAATGGGTACAAGTTCGTTATACATTATCACAACGAATGTTAAGTAGGGCACAAAAGAATAAGGTTACTTTGTACCGCGGGTTGAGTATTGAGGACGCTGAAGAGTTTAAAGGGTTTTTAGCAAAACCTCCCGATATTCAAATGGGAGCATTAAGTAGTTGGTCTACCAACAAAGGGTGGTCGGGTTTATATGGTAACATCCATTTGGAAGCAGAAATTCCAACGAAACATATTTTGTCATCATCAGTTTTGGGTGGTAATCATATAACTGAATGGATTGTGATGGGTAATGGATTACAGACAAAATTAAAGATACTTGAAGGAAAACGTCTTGTTGCTGATCTTATTAAACGTGTAAACCGTGTCCTTAATATTGATAAAAATATAGATGATTTATTATGGTTGCATAATCTTCCAAAAACTGCAGGAGTACAAACTCAGAAACTGGTTAATGTTTTAAAATAAAGGAGGGAGAAGAAGATGCCGACTGAAGAGGAATTTGTAGAAACTTTTTCACGATTAACTCAGGTTTGGGATATTCGACGTAGAGGTATGATTATTAGTTTTACTGGAGATCGAGTAGCTACCTGGACCTGGAATAAAAATAGGATGGTTATTAATCCTGAAGATCCTCAATTCAGGAAAGTATTTCGGGCTTTGACCCGAGATGGTATTTTTAAACGGGTACCAGCAAAAAAACTTCCTGGAGATGAAGACGTCGTTAATACTTCGGCCTTGATTTCAGTTCCATTAAGTCAGACGTCACCGGGGGAACTTGATCACGCCCTGAAGTTAGAAGGCTACTATATCATAGACTTGGAACTGCCCCTGATTACTTAGGGAATGTAGGTTGTTAATGTGGTACTTATAACGTATAATATTTTACAGGGGTGTGTTAAATGTGGATGAGTTAGAACTTAGTATAACTCCAAAAACTGTACACTTAGCTAATAAACCTAAAATAAGTAAGCGTTTAAATACTTATTCTGAGGTTGAATTGGTAGATGGCTTTGTTTCTATTGTTGTTAAGGAGAAAAGAG